TATCGCTATCAGAAAACGGGCAACCTGAACCAGCTGCAAAAAACAAAGGGAGAGAGAGATATTATTTTGCAACTTGCGCCCTAGCTATTCCTTATTTTTGTTATTAGCCTTGTTCTCATGAAGGAACAGCTCCCTATTGCTAACCGTTTCCATTACTTCACCCTCAATTATTCTTTCGTGTGCGTCCGTAAGCATTTTTTTTATGTCGATCTTGTGATTTACCTGGACGTTATCGTTCCATTCGTTCGGCGCCCTGTTCTTTAACCAAAAGATCATTGAAGTCGTATCTTTATTTTTTGCTTTTTCAAAGAGTGCGTTAGTAATTACTTCTATGCTTTTTGATTTTCCTTTTTTTAATGCTGTGTCAAATTTATCATTATTGCGTTTATTCCTCGCAATACTACTCAAAGACACTCCGAGATTGTCTGCAATTTGTTGCTCAGATAAACCAAGACCAGCCCAACGAGTAATATTCTCGTAATCTTCTTCTGTAAATAGGATCTTTTTCCTTCCTGGTTTCCCTTTTTCTTTCCCTTCCATACCTTAATTTTATAGGCTTTTTGCAAAAACATACTATTATTTCAATAAAAAGAGTTGCATTGTGGGTAATTGTGCAGTGTAATTAAATCATGCCAGAATGAACTGGCATAAAAAAGGGAGAAATTATGGAAACATATAATCAATATAAATGTGACGATTGCAAAAAGCCTTTCAAAGCCGACACCGTTGAGCTTGAAAGGAACTCAGATAGCTCTTTACCATGTGGGCAAGCTTGGACAATTTGGTATTACGAGGAAGGAGTAGAGGTCTACCACGAAAGACACGACCACGAGCCAAATGGTGGAATGGAATATTATTGTTACAACTGCAGACCAGAGCATAAATTTTAAGATTAACCAATATATAAAAAGGGAGAAATTATGGAAACATATCAACCAATCGCAAACGATTTTAATGATATAGATAATATTATTAATAATCCAAATCATGTAGTTAGAAGATACTACAGCGCTTTTTTAGATGGTAACTATGGCGAGGAGATCTATAACAAATATAGAACACGCTTTGAGTTATGCAATACCGAAAAGAAAAAACGATCTTTTGTTATTGAATCATTTGTTGAATATAACGCCCTAGATTATGGGTTAAGCACTCAACAAGTGCAAAGATGGCTAGTTAATAATATTGGTCTAGAAAAACTAGAACAGCTAAACAAACAACTAGCCGAAGACATAACAGAGATTTACAGCGAGGAGGTATAACACAATGAAGATAACCATTGATATTAATACGGAGAACTCAGCTTTTTATTATGATGATGATTCTTTTAACTGTGCAGAAGTGGACAGAATATTAGAGGAAACCATCAAGAAGGTTCAAAGAAATGACGAGGGATCTTGCCGAGATATTAACGGCAATCGTGTTGGCTCTTTTAAAGTAGAAAGAGAACTTGGAGAATATGACAATATTACAATTGGGGTAACACAATGAGTAGAACAACAAATGCAACGCTAACCGTCATCAAATATGGTGGCGGTGCTTTTACCTTCCCAAAGTCTAAGCTTATCGCTACAGGACAACACGAAGGCGCAACGGCTATTACATTAATAGACCAAGACGAACCAATTAAGATCCTTGGTTCAGTAGATGAATTTTGGAGCGATTACCACGCTTCAAGATCTTTATAGGAGGAGAGATGGAAGGAATAGTATTCGGTTTAGTAGATAACGGCGTTCTAGCCTTATGTGCCTTATACGGTATTGACCTAGATCAGAAGTTTTCTGGTAAAGGTGTTAATGGTGCGTTGTACGGCGCACTTATCGGTAATTCAATATCTGACTTTATGGGTGGAGTTTTTGACTTTGGTCTTATGGTCAGTATCAATATAACTTTGGGTTGTCTGGCAATAATTCCATTAGTGAATATTTGGCTACGCTTAAAGAATATGGAAAAATATAATAAAAAGGAGAATTAATATGTGTGCATATGAAATAGTAGAATTTAAATACGATGAATCAAGCTCTTTTGAAACCAACTTTGATCAATGGTTTCAACTCAACACGCAAGAGCGTCACAACTTTAAAGAAGATCCACTACACCCAGAGGAAGCCCACGATATGTTCGTTGGCCTTTATGGCGACAAATACGGACATAACAACGTAGCTTAGTGTTTCTCCCTCGGGTTCTCTTATCCTCTGAGTAGAGAACCCAACCCTACCAATAAAAAATGTTTCTTACCGCTAGGTTGAGATTTCCTCAAACGCACGTTCGGCTTATCTTCTAATACCAACCAGATAATATCATTATCAATCAACTCAGCGACCGCACGCCCTGCCGTCTTACGATTGACACCAATCATTTGTGCATAGTAATCAATAGCATCGTGACTAGAACAAGTTTCCCACCGCCAACGCTCGCACATAGCCCACAAGATTAATTTAGCACTCACGCTCAAATCTGTGTTGCCTGCACGGGAACGATACCACGTCCACACGTTCGCTCGTACGTTCGCAAACTTCGTTTGCTCACTCACGCACGCATGGTAAAGCAACCCTGTTTTACCTTCGCTCTCTAGGCTTGTAATCCACCAATAATTTTTCTCTCTCTTTCTCATCTCTTCCTACTTTAAGAGAGAAAAATTGCTTTGGCAATTTTCTCTCTCTATATATCATATGACTATGATATGGATATATGGGTAAGTTTTACTAGGTCATTGTCCCTGTTTTACTAGGTCATTGGGTAAGTTTTACTAGGTCTTCTAGTAGAACTTACTAGAGGAACCTCTTTCTACTTTCCTTAGTTTTCTTCCATTTATACTTCTTAGCGTTGGCATTATTTTTACCAAATATCTGCTCCCAACGTTCAGCAAATTCTAAATCGCTGATTTGTTTTTTTCTTTGATCAGATCCTTTGCTCATTATTTCTTTCTCCTTTTGGTAATGTAATTGGTTAATCCCATAAACCACATTTCAGCGACAAAGCGTGCGTGTGATATGGGATAGTTACGCATATCAACTTTCTTAATCAACTTATCATCTTCAAATAAATCAACTTCATACTTGTTGTTTTTTTTATAAATATAACTAGAGCGTTTGTTATCGTGGGCGCTGAACTCGCCCATTAACTCTCTATTTGTTTTTTCTTTTGTACTGTTCTTCATAAGTCGTAAACCTTAAACCACAATTTAAACATAATCTTCTGCGCTTAATCAATGCGCCCTCTGCGTGCGCTCTCGAATCTGTTACCTTGGTTTTACCCTTGCACTCAGGACAAATCATCGTCTAACTCCGTTTCAATAAACTCCAATAACCAATCTGGGATATAAATATCCATCTTAAGAGGATAGCCTGCTAAATAGTTGTCCATATAGATTTCAAACAACTTACGATAATTGCTTTGCGTAAGCCATTGTCGATCTTCTTTTGATCTCTGCTTGCAATCGTAGCGCCAGGCTTTTTCCAATACTTCTTCTGAATATAAAATCATCTTTTTGGATATGGTTTAATTGAATAATTTAAGTCTTGTTTAAATTTTCTTTTTTCTTTTTTAGTACCCACTAAATAAACATATCTATGTTTTCTTGGTCTTTGTTCTAAATAAAAACTATCTCCGTAATCTTTTCTAATAGCTTCTGCTCTGTTTTTTATACCCCTGTACTTATCAGCTATGGTTTGTCCGTGCAAATGCTCTTTTCCTTTAATTTTCCAATCCGTTCTTTTAGCAGAAAGACCGCAATAAAAAAAGTTAGTTGCTTGATAAACATAACCTATATGTTTTTGGCTTGTATCAGCAAAAGATATAACGATACATGATGGAAGCATTTTTAAAGACCTGCTAACCAAAATTGATGCTTCATTTTTTTTATTGTTTTCAAGACACAATCTATTTAATTCAATAATATTTTTTATATTTTGTGGGCCAGCCAAACCCTTCCTTAATGTTGCGCTTGGTGGTGTTCCATAAGTAATTACTCCACATAAATTATTTTTATTAAACAAACCAAATGCATAGCTTATTGATGGCATTCTTTTTGCATAATGAATTTCTAATAAAAATGGTTTTGTTTGTTCGTAAGATATTTTTTCAACTGAATAATTTTCTTTCATTCCCAATTAATCCCCTTACTCTCAACAATTGGCTCTAAGATAGCGTTCTTTCTAAACAAGGTTTTAACTTTGGTATCAACCTCAGAACTGTTGGCTTTAACAATACCGCACTTCACAACCCTTAAACGATCGTACTCAACGCCTTGCTCAGAACAGACTTGTTCGGCTTCGCTCTCTGGCGCAAGCCAAATGGCTATGGCCGCACGAGCGCCATCAACCAATGCTGAACTACCTCTAATGCTTGCTCTGGCTTGCATAACGTCCTCTGTGCCTGTTAAACCTACTTTAGACATATGATGCACGGAGATAACCGAAGTATTGAAACGTGATGCAATCGTTGATGCAAACTGTGAATACATTTGTGAAGCTTCTTGGCTTGTAGTAATAGGTGCATTGACGAAAGCTTGTATCGGATCAATAACTACTAACTCTAAGTCTGGGATAGTTTCTAATTCTTGCATTAATTCTTCGGCTTGCGCTGTCGTATGCAAACCAAGATTATCTTCTTTTAATAAAGTAAATGGTTTACCAAAGTCAGGCACACTAAAGCAATACATATCGTAACTGGCTTGTATTCTCTTAAACTTAGGATCAAGCGCATTGATTCTACGATTGATTTCAATACGATCGTCTTCCGCAGCTAGAATAACTACGTTGCCCGCACGCTTTATGGGATTGTCCAACCAAAAGCCGTTGCCTGTAATGGTTTTTAAACCAAGATCAAGAGCCAACATAGATTTACCCACGCCACCAATCGAAGCCAAGAGCATAGGTTTTGATCTTTCGACCAAACCTTGCACTAGCCACTCACGAGGCGGAGGATCTTCAACCAAGCCACGAACTGCATATTGCTTAAGTCCGAGTCCTGTTTGCAATAACTCCGATCTTACTTGTTCGATACCATGTTCGAGTGCAAGATCATTGAAATCACCAGGCTTGCTTGGTATGCGTGCTATACAATTAGCAATTGCATTGGCACAATCCTCCGCTTTCTTTTTCCCTATTTGGTTTTCATCGTTGTCAAAGGCGACTATGAACTTAGCTTGCGTCTTTTCTCTTAATTTGGTTAGAGCGTGCAAACCAAAGTTGGCGGAGAAAACACACACAACGGGGTTAGATGTTGCTTCGTTCACAGTCGCACCTGTGGCTAAACCTTCAACAACATAAATTGTTTTTTGTTGCGATAAATCTTTAATATCGAAACCAATTGGATAAAAATTACCTCTTACTTCACTAGCCGACACAAATCTTTTCTCACCTTCTGGTGAAATATATTGCAAACTTCTTAATTCACCATCGGCATTGTAAATTGGTACAACTAAGAGCTTCTTATTCGCTCTCAGACCTGTGCATTTAATATTCTTGGATTCAAGGTATGGGTGATTGTCTATCTCCTCGTAGGAATCAAATCTCGCCCTACAATCGACACTTACCTCGTTATAGCGTTCTATTTTGTGTTTTTCTGCTAATTCTTTGGCTTCTTTGAGTTTTTTCTGGAGATCCGCACGCTCGGCAACGGTCAAATCGTTCGGTTGTATGCTCGACCATTTACGTTCTTCTCCCGTGCGCCAATTACCAAACGAACAAAATGTATGCTCACCCATTTGATTGGCTGCATACCACCCAGACTTCTCACCATGTTTGTCGGGACGCACGCTTGAGTTAGCACGCACGGCAACTCGTACTAAATTACCACTCGTATCTAAATAAGGAACGTCAAGACCAAAGTCGTTCAGCTCACGCAAGAGATCGTCCGTTGTTTTCCCTTTACCTTGGAAAACTAAATTCTGATCTATTACTAAGCCGTCATTACCAAAATATTCAACTAGACTCGCCAAAG